TCATTTCCGTTTGACCCCATATCTTGCCTGCTTTATTGCTCATCTTAACATCACTCCTGCGTCTTTTCTTCTTTTACCTTTTAAGTGGTCACAATACTCAGCCATATATGTGTCAGGCCAAGGATTGCCAACCTTATCAATAGTTGGTGCTAGATTATGTGTTCTAATACCGTGTAGATATTTTTTTCTTACACAATCCCAAACATAACTATCGTGCCATTCTCTTTCTTTGAATAGCAAATCTTTTGTATAGTGTCTTCTTAAATTATATATAAAACTTTTTGTAATGGGTTCCTTTAAATTATAACCTACAAAACCACATTCACTATAATAACTTGGTCTATCTATAAATGAGACAGCACAGCCCTCTGGTAAAAACTTTCTTATTACTTCTTTCTCTGTTATGGTTTTCTTAAATATAATATCAGCGTCAGCCCAAAACACATAGTCATAATCACAATCAAGCATTAAGTGTGTCTTAGCAAATATCTTATAGGCAAATCGTATAGCGTCCATCTTATAGTCTGTTGTAGTTTCTTTATGTTTTTCATATTGACTATCTACATTTTTTGGTGAGTTTCTATCAATAAACTCTTGTAATTCTGGATTGTATTTGTGTATGTCTCTAAAGAAGATACCCTCTTTTGCTGGATGCCAACCCTCGTGGTAAACATATAGATCAAATGGCCAATTATATGTCTCAATAAATTTATGAGCATAATAATCGTAAAGTCTTTTATTAAATGTGGTTACTAATGCTATTTTCAAAACCTGCCCTCATTATATAATAACTATCAACAATATCGGTGATAGGGTTGTTTAATGTTTGTTGATCAAATGCTTTCATTAAATCAACGCCTTGTGTTTGTGTAAACGTTTCGTACATTTTTTGTTTGTCAGCATTGCCTTTACCTGTGGCCAGTTTTTTGACAACGCTAGGCACAATTGTTTTACAAGTAAATCTTTTTTGTAATCTGTATTTGAGAATACCGCCGTTTTCAGCAATTTGAAACACAGCTTGCCCTTTTGAGCCATACGAATAGCCCTCAATGAATACGTGTTTGTTTTTTTGTTTTTTGTGTAGTGTGTCGAGTATGTGTAAAACCCAACTAGATAAGTTTGTAAATCTATCAATAGGACTTTTAAATTCTTTGTGTTCATAACCTATAACGTTCTCTAACATTTTACCAATGTATTTCTTTTTACTTGTTAGATAGTAAAAATAACAATCACTAAACGCTGTGCCACCATTTGTTGATACACAAACGGCAGGACTGTTTAAACTATAATCAATTCCAATTATCGTCTTCGTCTTTATTAACCCACTCAACTTCATCCTCCTCATTATCTACCTCATATCCACAAAAGGGACAAGTAAAAGGTTGTAAATCTTGTTCTTCAATATCCCATATTATAGAATATTTAGTTTCGCAGGATGAACAGGTTTTTTCTACTTTGTTTGCCATTATAGTTTAAAAGATTTAAATTGATCTTTTTTTACATCTTGTTTTATGCCACCAATAACATAAGATTCTATCTCTGTTTCTTGTGGAGCATTTTGTGTTGATCTACTATTCAACCAATGGTCAACCCAAGGTAATGGATTTGTTTTTTGGTCGTAAGCAGGTGCTAATTGTATGGCTTTCATTCTTCTATTTGCCATATATTCTACAAACTGGTGTAAAAGTTTTTCTGATAAACCTATCATTGAGCCTTTACTAAACAAATAAGTTGCCCAACGTTTCTCTTCCTGTACAGCCTCATCATACATTTTGTAAACTTCTTTTTCTGTTTCTTTTATAATCTTTGTAAAGTCTTTATCGTTTTCATAGTCTTTCCAATTATTAATAATTCTTTGTGACATTGCTAAATGTTGGCTTTCATCTCTAGCAATAAATGATATAATCTTAGCAGAGCCTTCTAATTTTTTTAGTTCACCAAAAGCAAAACTACAAGCAAATGAAACATAAAATCTTAAGCCCTCTAGTATGTTTACTGATACCATAGCTAAATATAATTTCTTTTTAAGTTCATACATATCAACTTTATCTGGTGTTAATGTCCATTGATAACCCATTTTAATTAAGTCATCATAAGTTTTTGTTACACTTTCTGCTCTTTTTTCAATCTTCTCGTCTTGTATAATAGTGTCAAATACTTCACTTGGTTGTGAGTATAAGTTTTTAATAATGTATGTATAACTTCTACTATGAATTGTTTCCATAAAGTCCCAAGTAACAATGGCACCCTCTAATTCTGGTAAAGATACAAAAGGTAAAAATGCTAAACAAGGGCCTCTACCTTGTACACTATCTAACATTGTTTGATATTTTAGATTAGAAGTAAAGATAAACTTTTGTTCATCTCTTAATTCAAGGTAATCGTTTCTGTCTTTTTGTAAAGACACTTCTTCAGGTCTCCAGAAATAACCTAATTGCTGTTGATTTAATTTATCAAATATAGGATACTTCATATTATCATATCTTTGTATTTGTAAATCATCACCAAAAAACATTGGTTGTTTTGTAGCGTCTAATTTTTTGTCTTTATTTAAAACAGTTTTACTCATTATTGTATTCGTCCTTTTCTTTTACATTTCTTTCTTTGTCTTCATAAAAGTAATCATTACTATCACCAAATGCCCATTTGGACTCTTGTTCACAATAAAAGTTTCTAGTTGAAACTTGAAAGTCTGGTCTCTTTAATTCTTTAGGTGTTAAACTTTGTTCATACCACAGCATTCTATTATTAGGTTGAGCAAAGAATTGACCATTGTCTAACTTACCAAAATTGTGTTGTTTATGTTCAGATGGCACCTCACTAACTCCTGTGTCTATCATATTTACATCACCGTGGCAACAATCTATTGTAAACATATATTCACCTTTTATTCTACCACCACCTTTTAACATAATTTCTACATCACAATTCTTTAATAATCTTTTTGACCATAACTGAATATTATTACTAAAACTATCCCATAACTCTATGGTACTTAAAGGTAATAATTCTTCTTCTTTATAGTTTGTTTTCCATACAAAAGCAGATAACGGAAACTTATCAAAACAAGCGCCATATTCTGGTAGATATGCTTCAAACATTAAAGCACGACCTTGTACAGATTTTACAGCGACCATAACTGCCTCAACTAACTCGCCGTGGCCTTTTTCTAAATCGTGTAAGTATTCTTTTCTTACCCAACATTTAATATACGGTGTGTTTGCTACAAAGTTCATTTAAATTGTACAAGACTCGCAAGCCTCGTCCTCTGTTTCTTCTTTTTTATCCTCAACAGGAGTATCGTAATCAATACTATGTTGTGGTTCGTCTTCGTCTTTCTTACTATCATACGTATTTTGATAATAAGATGTTTTCCATCCTAACTTATATGTTGTCAACAAGTCCTGTGCCATAACTGATATAGGTACTTGGCCGTCTTCAAAATGTTCAGGATTATATGACCAGTTACCAGATATTGCCTGGTCAAAATACTTTTGCATTACACTAACGATATTTATATATCCTTCGTTGCTCTTCATATCCCATAATAAAGTATAATTGTTTTTTAATTTCTTATATTCTGGTACGACCTGTTTTAATGGGCCTTTTTTAGATTTCTTAACACTTAAATAATCTCTAGGTGGTTCAATGCCGTTTGTAGCATTTGAAACCACACTAGAGGATTCTGATGGCATTTGAGCCGAGAGTGTGCTATGTCGGAGGCCCGACTCTTTTATTTCTTTCCTTAACCACTCCCAATCATAAGTTAGATTTCTGGTTACAACCTCATCTACCTCTTTCTTGTAAGTGTCTATCGGTAAGATACCATCGGAATATTTTGTTCTATCAAAGTAATCACATTTGCCTTTTTCTTTAGCAACTTCGCTACTAGCCTTTAATAGATAATATTGGAAAGCTTCTGTTAGTTTATCAACTTGTCGCCAACCTAATTTTTGTTCGTAAGTATATCCTTTTTTAGCAAGATAGTGAGCAAGGCCAATATAACCTATACCTAAACTTCTTCTAGCTTTTGTGGATATTTCAGCAGCCTTTACAGGATATTTTTGATGATCTATAATCTCATCTAAACTTCTAACTGCTAAATCACATAAATTTTCTAACTCATCTCTTTTGTCAATTGTACCTACATTGATAGCAGATAAAATACATAAAGCAACCTCTCCTTCGCCATCAATGTGTTGTAATGGATCAGTAGGTAAAGTTATTTCTTGGCATAAGTTTGACATTCTAATTAAATCTTTAAAACTAGAGTGAGTATTACAATGATCAATATTCATAATATAGATACGACCTGTTTCTGCTCTCTCTTTTAACATATTCATAAAAAGATTTGGTGCTGATATTTTCTTTTTAGATACTGATAGTTTTCTTTCTGCCTTTAAATAAAGTTCATCAAACTCTGGTGTGCCCCACTTCTCATACAATTCAGGCACTTCGTGTGGTGAAAACAAAGTTATGTCTTCTTCGTTAATAAATCTTTCGTAAAATAGTTTTGATATTTGTATAGAGTAATCTAATTTTCTAACTCTATTATCTTCGGTACCTTTATTATTTTTTAAGACTAATATGTCTTCTATTTCTTGGTGCCAAATTGGGAAGTGTACTGTTGCTGATCCGCCTCGTACTCCGTTTTGGGTACAGCACTTAACAGTCGCTTCAAATTTTTTAAGAAAAGGTATAACACCCGTATGTTGTACCTCACCGCCTCTAATACGTGAGTTGATACCTCTGATTCTTCCGGCATTAATTCCGATACCAGCCCTTTGGGCAACATAACGTCCAATAGCCATATCACTACTAAAGATACTAGGTAAAGTATCGTCAACGTCAACAAGGACACAACTAGCATACTGCCTAATAGGGGTACGGACACCAGCCATAACAGGCGTTGGAATATTAATTTTAAAAGTCGAAATGGCGTCATAATATTTTTTAACATAACTCATCCTTTTATTTTTGGGGTATTGAGCAAAGACAGTAGCAGAGATCATCATATACATAAACTGAGGTGTTTCAAATATCTCACCGTTTGATCTGTCTTGTACCAAATACTTATCAATTACTTGTCGTAAACCAGCGTAGGTAAATGTATAATCTCTTTCGTGGTTTATCCAATTTTCCATTCTATCAAAATCTTTTTTGTCATACCATTTTAAAATATTTTCATCATAGACTTTTTTCTCTACGGCCATTTTAACGTGGTCGTAAATGTGTGGATGATCCCACAATTTGTCTATAACTTGTTTTCTTAATGAGTATAATAGTAACCTAGCGGCCACATATTGATAGTTTGGATTTTCTAATGATATTAAATCAGCAGCTGACTTAATTAAAATTTGTTGAATTTCATCTGTGGTCATACCATCATAAAATTGTAGACCACTTGTCATCTCAACCTGAGATGATGACACACCTTTTATATCTTCTACGGCATATTCCACCATATCGTGGATTTTTTCAATATTAAGAGGCTCTCTTCCACGAGTCCCTCTTTTCACCACATTTATAATTTGTTCAGCTGGCGCCATTACACCTCCTTTGTTTTCTTCCAGTAGTTTAATTTTGTCAAAGCAGATAACTTTGAATAAGTGTTATTACTTATAATATCTTGTAATTCTATTTTTGTCAAGCCTGATAGTATCATATCGTTTACATCTTTTAGTTGTAGTTCTTCAGGCCAAATAACCACATTAAAATCTTGTTCAATCACTTTATACATTCTTTTAACAATCTCTTTGTTACGAGGTTCGTTATCAAATATGTAGGTGATCTGATCGTTAGGAATTTTATTTCTTAAAAATAAATCTGCTCCACCAGCAGCCAAACAATTATCAATAAATAAACTATCAATCGGGCCTTCAACGATCTGTACCGGGTTTTGGAAATTGATTCTTTCAAGCCCATATACTTTTTGCCTATTTTCGTCTAACTTAATTGTTAGATACTTTGGTTGTTCTTTACCGAAAGCCCTACCTTGAAAAGCAAATATTTTACCAGTAGTATCATAAAAAGGTATTATTAATCTTGGATGATCTTTAATAACTTTGTAAGTATTTGGTTTTACTTTATTTACCAAAGTCATAAACTTGTCACTTAAAAATAACTTGTCAAAATACTTTTCAGGTATCTTTCTGTTTGTACAGTATAATCTAGCAGGATGATCCTCAGGTAAGTCTTTTATAGACTTTAGATCATCTATCGGTGTTTGATCTATAAACTTCGTTGGTTTAAAATCAAACTGTGGTTTCGGTGTCGCAGGTGCCGATTTTTTATATCTTTCTAAAAGATATTGTTCGTATAATTTTGGGTCAACAGACTTAATAAAGTTTGCTAAATTTTGTCCTTGGCCACAATTATGGCATTTAAAGAACATATCATTTTTGACCCTATAAAGATATGCTCTGGCTTTTGTTTTAGACTTTTGAGAGTCACCACAATGGGGACATCTAAAGTTAAATAGATAGTCAGTTTTCTTTTTAAACTGGCCTAATCTACTTGAAATATTATTAATGAATTTTAGATCAATATAAGACGACATAACACAAATACTAATATACTATATATGTGCTAAAAAGTCAATGCTAGGAGCCATTCATCATATGAATTAATGGCATTAAGTTCTTTGATAATATCCAACCTACCGCTATGAAACCCCCAAGTATCAACCACTTGTGTTTCTCCAGCGTTCCTACACGGTCTCCTATATCGTTCCTTAATGATTTAAGTTCATTCATTAATCTTTTCTCTGTAAGATTAATATGGTCAGTCAACTCACGGTTGACCCTTTCTATCTCGTCTGCTCTTTCTCTTATTTTTGTAAAGATTACTTCATCAATCTTTTCTGATTGATCAAGTTTTTCTTCGTGTACGGCCAACATAGACTTTATAGAGGTAGATAAGTCTGTCAACTTTTCAATGGCCGTGTCAATACGACTATTAATAGAGTTGATATTCTCTATCTCTTTTTTAAGTCCTTCTAATTGGACTTTTATATCCGTTGTACCGTTTTCGGCCATTATTAACCGCCTAATGGATTATTGGATTTAATCTGAATTTCTTTGATTTGAAGCTTTAGTAATTCTATTTCTTTACTATTGACTTCAGCTTTTGTGTCAACTTTTGAAATAGTGTCTTTATTTTCTTTAACATTTTTAGATACTCCGTTTACATTTGATTTAACTTCGTCTATTTGTTTGTCAATAGGTGATAAATCAACACCTTGATTTGCTTCTATTTGATTTAGTTTAGTAGTGATTTCACCATACTTTACAAAACCACCGCCAATCGCAACAACAGCCGCAACTAAGGCTGCTATACTTGCTAGGTTGTCCTTTAGTTTGTCTAACATTTTTTTATCCTTCATTTTTTAATGCCTTTAGTTCTAGTAATAATCTCTGTTTGTCCACATTTATCTCTTGCAAGAGCTTTTGTTTGACAGCAATTGGATCATTACTTACATACGCAGCTAAATTGGCGTCCTTGTATATTTGTTGCTGTTCCAAAATATTTAGATTTTGAAAGAAGTCAGGATTTGGTACACCGTTTAATGCCACTTGTTTAGTATAGATACGCTTATTTATATATCCTGACAAGTCCGCCTCGCCAGCTGTTATACCTTGTGATGTGACCATCTGTATCGCCTGTAACTTTTGGTCAACTCTCTTTAATTTAGATAATACTTTATTTAAAACTCTTTGTACTTTTTCGTTTATGCTACTAACCTTGATTTCTCCAGTCTCAGCCTCATCAGATTCAACTGCCTCATCTTCCACATTTTCACCATCAGTTTCCTCTTCCTTCGTTCCTTCTGTTTCCTTATCTTCAGCCACCTCAGATTCATTAGATACAGATTCACTATCCTCTGGTTTCTCAGTTGTTTCATTAGACTCTTCTTTAATTTCCTCATTTGTATTGGTGTCAGGTTCCGTAGATTCATTTGATTCCTCTTTATTAGATTCTTCGTTAATTGATTCTTCTTTGACTTCTTCTTGTTTTATTTCTTCTTCTTTTATTTCTTCTTTCAATTCAGGCTCACTTAATTCCTCCTCTTTGATTTCTTCTACTTTTGGTTCTTCCAACATTTCAGGTTCTTTCATATCTAATTCAGCCATCATTTCAGTTTCAATTTCTTCCATCATAGTGTCACCAAGTTCATCAAAAAATTCTTCTTCATTTATACCTTCTACTTTTAATTCAGTTTTAAATTCTTCTACTAAATTATTTTCTTCTATAAAAGATGTAAATTGCATTTCAACAAACTCTTTAAATTCTACTTCTTCTATTTTACCTAAATCATCTTCTACTAAAACTGTTTCAAATTTTATTTCTTCTACTTTTACATCTTCCATCTTTTCTACTTCTTTAAATGCGTCTTCAACTTTTGTATCTAAATCTGTAAATAAATCCACACCATCATCTGTTGTTAAATTAACTGCGTCATTAACAGCCTCACCAGCGCTTGTACAAGTACCTAATTCTTCACAAGGTGTAAATGTTGATGATTGAACACCAGCAGTTGTAATAGATAACTGAATATTATCTACATCTGGTCCTCTATGAGTGCCGTCATAACTTGTACCAGCTGTGTCATTAGAGACTTCAGCTCTAATTGTAAAATCTGTTTGTGTATTTGTATTGTGAGTATAACTATCTGTGTAGTTATTCCATTGACCACCATTACCTGCCCTATTTGGGTCGTGGTCGTTTATGTTTCTTATTTGTGTAGTTACCGTACCATCACCGGCTGTGATAGTTTGTTTAAGAGTTGTTGTATTTTCTGTATTATTCCAAAACCAAATGTCTGCTGACATTGTTGAAGTAAAACCCTCATTGATTTGTGATTTTGTTAAGTGACCATCGCCAACCAAATCCACATCTTGGTAGATACTACCCTTAGGGTCACCCTCAAAAGCAAGATTACCACCTGAAGTATTTTGTCCTGTGTAAGTTGTGCCTGATGTGGTACTATGTCCTTGACCTACATCACCTGAAATTGTCCAATCCTGTGTGCTGTAACCGGATGTTCCAAAAGTTGAGTTGTTTAAGACGTTTCCTGTGGTTGTGCCAGCTGTAGTTGTAGTACAGGTACGGTCACCAAGGTCGTTGGTTGTACAGGTTTCGGCCTTACTTGGACTTATTAGAAAAGTCGTAAGGATTAAGACTGTGAATAAAATTATATATTTTGTAAGGCACATAGATTATAAGGGCACTCCAAATAATAAGGTTAAGGGTAATAGGATCCATTTTTTATTCTCTTTCTCTACTTTGGGGAATTTTTGTTTTGACTTTTTTTTTCAGTCTTCTTTCCCTTCAAATCATTCATTTCGTCAATCAGTTTTTGTTTCTCAGCCGCTACTGCGTCTAATTCAATTTGTTGTTTAGTTAATTCTTCAGCATTTTCAGCCACTTTTTTTTCGTATTCTTTTTCTAATTGTTTGTTTTTCTTTTCAATGTATTTTAAATCTGCTGTATATCTTTCGTAATCAGGTCTTAATTTACCATATTTTTTCCATTCTTTTAACGCCTCTTGGCCAATCTTACCATTGTAAGGACAAGGTGTTCCTGATTGTATCATTGCGTGGAAAACTCTTTCATCCTGACATAGAATTGAAACAGCGGCAACTTTCATACCCAAGTCATTTAAGACTTTACTTAATTTTATTCTTTCGCAATTCTCGTCTGTTCTATATGTACCTGCTGATATGCCGATACCAAATTTAGATAAACCACCTGATATACCTACTACACAAAGGTCTTGCGACATTGCTGACATTGATGGTGCTGATGCTGAATTGACTACTCTTTGATCGCCTGTATATGCGTTTGTAGTATTATTAGATGTGGTGTTACTTGATGAACCACTTTGATATGTGGTTGTTGCTTCTTGCGAATATCCACCCGATATAGTGGTATTACTTCCACTCGTATTTGTTTGAGAGTTAGTTGTCGCTCCAGAGTTTGTAGTGTCAGCCCAAATAGGCGAAACGCCTACCATAATGAAGAATAACAAAAAGACTAATAATCTTTTCATTGTTATCCTTTTTTAACTATTTATAATAGTTGTGATTTATTCGTAGATTTTTTTCTTTTCGTAAGCTTGTTGGTGTCTGCCAAGAATATCTAAAATTTCCCAAGAACCATCATCATTTACTTTAACTTTAGCATTAACTTTATCACAGGTCATATTATAAACACCTGGTTTTTCTTTAGTCTCTCTATATTCTTTTTCTTTGTTTCTTTTGTTTTTTAAACATTCAACTAAATTTTCTGAAGCTACGTGATCAACTAAAACTCTATTGCCATTTTCATCAATCTCAAAAATACACACAGCAAACACAACGCCCATTTCAGGCTCAGATGATGAAGCTTTGTGTTCTTCTTTCATCACGGTAACGTGTTTATGTTTCTTTTCAATTGGACAAACTTGGTGACCATCATCACCACAACCTGTACAATCTGCCATTGCTTTATCTAAACCAAAAGCAAAGAACATAAAAAGAACAAATATAATCAATGGACTATACTTTTCTATAAAACCAAAAAGTTTCTTTTCTTTTTCTGTTATTTTATCTTCGTTATCTTCGTTCATTAGTTTAAAATTTTAAGTAATCTAATACCGTATTTTGCTTGTTTATCTTCTTGTAATAATCCTTTTACAGACTTACAAGCGAATATAACTCTTTCGCCACCTACTTCTCTAGCCGCTACCCTTTTAGATTTTAAGCATTGACTTAAATTTTCTTTATAAACCCACTCAATTAATTTTCCATTAAGAGTTAGTGTCAAAGCAATTACACCATTTTTTTCGTATTTTTCTCCGCCAGTATATAATTTAGCTGCTAATACGCTAGATGTAAACAATAATAAAAATAATATACTTATTAATTTTTTCATTGTGTTTTTTCGTTTCCATTATTATAGATAATATTTCTATTACTATCTTTTAATTTTTCAACATCATCTCTAAGGATTTTTACATCCTCTTGTAATCTTTTGATGTTAACGCCATTGTTCATCATATCTTCCATACTTTTTTGTATTGCTTCCAACTGACCAGCAATGTGCTCAATCAACATAAATTGCTCCGAGTCAGCAGGTAGTGATCCCATTTCTCCACGAGGCCACTTAATTCTAAATTCTGTATTCTTTTCTAAATCAGCACCTATTGTTTCTATTGCCTGATTTAAGTCTTTTTCAGCAAGTGTACTTTTGGTCTCCAACATTGTGATACGCTCTAATACTCCGAAATAAGCCCACACTCCGACAGCCACGGCAGCCACTATGGAAAGTAAGTTCCGCATTGGCATACTAATAGCAGTATTGTCTGATATGTCTAATCTATTTTTTGGCATCTGTTTTTGGTTCGTAATACTCCTTGTATTTATCTAGCAAATCATTTGTAATTTTTAATTGATTACGGATTCTAGCAAAGTTTTTAGCAAGTAATTCAAAGTCTTTGTCGGTGAGACCCCATAACACAGGATCAATACCTTGTTCTTCTAGTTTTTTAAACACTTCTTCAGCGTTTTTACTTGTTATAATAATCCATTTTAAGTTTTCTAATTCAAGTGGTGTGGGTGCGTTCAGATTGAGTTTTTCCCTTTCAACCTCTTTCTTAAATATCTCTAATGTCTTTACTCCCGAACAACTAGTAAGGGACGTAATTAGGATTAGCGATACTAGGACATTCAGAATTAATTTCAGATTTCTTTGTAGCATTCTTTTCTTTTTCTGTTAATTCGGCACCACTAGCTATTTCTATACATCTTGTAGCCAAAGCACTAGCGCCATTTGTTATTCGTTCAATAGACTCTGTTTTAGCAATCGCAAGTTTGCCAACATCTCTATTCTTCTTGTTAAACCTTTTATCTAAATCCTCAAGGTCTTTTTTTAATACACCAACCAACTCATTCATCTTTTGATTAGCGGCCAGTATCTCTTTAAAATCTTCTTTTTGTTGTGTG